TAAATATGCAGAAAGATTTAGAACATCTTTTACTGATGATACATATAGGATGGCAGATAACAAATTTGGATATTAATGCCACTAAATAAAAAAGGTAAAAAAATTAAAAAATCTATGGTAAAACAATACGGCAAGAAAAAAGGTCAAGCCGTGTTTTATGCTATGGAAAATTCTGGTAAATTAAAAGGTGTCAAAAAGAAAACTTCCAGAAGTAAATAAAAAAATTTTCCCATATGATTTAGTAATCGCCTGGTGGGAGGATATCGTTGCAGATTCGATTTGGGTTGATATACCTGATATAAAAAAATCAACTACAGCTATATGTTGCACTGTTGGTTGGCTTATGAAACAAGATGATAAGGTTACAATTTTAATGTCTGATTTTAATTTTGAATCAAACAATGAAATAAAACAAGGTGGTGGTCATACAACTATACCCACTAAAAATATACTAAAGATTAAGAAAATAAAAATATAGGAGATAGACAATGGAAGCAAAATTTGATCCAAAGGCTAAAGTTAAACAAGGTCAGTTTAGTGATGCACCTGATGGGAAAAACCCAAACAGGGAACATACTAATATTGATTTTTCTCAGCATATACATAGAAAGCAAGAACCTTTTGAGTACGATCCAACTGTACCAAGTAAGCCTGGTTCAGAGCATGTGCAAGATTCTTTGTTTAAAATGGCTGACGAAAAAGATTATTAATGAGTCTTGGACCCACGAGTAATTTTATACCTGTCATCTATGCAGGCACTAAAAAGAAAACTAAAAAAATTAAGAAGAAAAAAACAAAAAGGAGAAAACCCAAATGATGAAAAGATACATGCAAGGAGAACTAGCACCAGACGCACCTAAAGCACCTATCGAGCCAATGGCTATAGATCCTAATTCTAAAGTAACTCAAGGAGCTACTTCTGGAGATGGTAATGATGCAAAAGGTAAATCAAAGTCAAAAGTAGATCCAGCAATCTTTAGAATGGCTGAAGAAAGAGATTACTAGTTTAAATGGAAGAAGATAAAAAAGATAATGGCGGCTACGAAGCCGAGGGGAATCCTTTAGTTGGAGTAATCCGAGAAAGATTTCAACAAGCTGAAACATCTAAATTATATGATGAGAAAAGATGGTTAAAGGCTTATAGAAATTACAGAGGATTATATGGTCCAGAAACTGCATTCCGTGAGAATGAAAAGTCTAGAGTATTTGTTAAAGTAACAAAAA